AAGTTCATTTTGATTTTGTAAAGTATAACCAACTGTATCTGTTTGTACAACACCATTAATTGTCACTAAAATACTTTGAACACTTACTGGACTCTTTGATAATGTGAAAGTTGTTTGTCCTTGTGTTGATGTAAATTTATCAACTGTAAATGTTTTTAAATTATCTGATAATGCTAAATCAGTGACACTACCAGCTGTTGGATTTACTTGAAAGTTGCTACCACCTAAATGGTTAATAAGAATTTTTTGTCCTGATCTTGGGAATCCAGTAAATTGTAATCCTCTAAATTTAATTGTAGAAACTGCTGTGACATCAAAAGAACCAGTTATGATACTTTCATATGTAATTGTATCAGTATTAAAATCTACACTTTTTCCTTCTACATAATTTACTACACCACCACCACTACCTTGTGTGGTAAAATTAGTTGAACCAGAAAGAACAACATCAACAAAACTTGATGTAGCATTTGCCACAAATCCTATCGCACCACTACTTGCTTGTGTAATTTTATCTCCAGCTTTTGGTTGTTCTATTTCACTACTGAAAGAAGAAACTGTATAAAATTTATCATCGATATTACTAATAGCACCAGTGTTTGCTCTTGTCACTAATCCTGTTGTTGTTAAAGCAAGAAAATCATTTGCTGTGGCATCATGAAAAATTACATATTCGTTAATTGTATTCGAAGTAAATATACCTGAAACTGAAGTACCATTAAAAGCAGTTGGTTGGGTCAAAGAATCTGTTTTATCTATTGTCATAGAAGAAACTAAATTATTATTTGAAACTAATCTTTGTTCTAAACGTATTGTGTTATTTGCTCTTGCAGCAAATGGTGCTTGACCATTAAGTAATTGATTTACTGCAGTAATTAATGTAGTATTTGCTGAATAATTAGTGACACCAGTATATGGGCTTGATGTTGGTTTTTCGAGGTTGACACTTCTTAATGTATTTGCACTTACAGCTGAAATAGTTAATCTTTGAATATCTTTAATTGTGTATGCACTAATTGGCTCTTGTGGAACGTTATCCACAATCGCTAATACATTACTTTCAAAACCTCCTGGAATCTCCTGAGAAAGAAAATATTCTTTCTGAAATCCATTCGATACAAACTCATCTCTTGGACGGATTTGAGTTGTAATAGGTATTACTGTTGATGAACCAATATATGCCATTTAAGTTTAACTATTTTTTTGTTTATACGTCTTCTAAAATACTCGCTACAACATCTACTGATGTTGCAGTATTAGAAACAACTTTTACAATTTCTGAATTTTTCAAAACAATTTTTTGCCCAGATATTACCTGAAGTGTTCCACCTGCTGGTATCGGAGCATTTTTAACTAAATGAAAATCCTGACCACCTGAAGTTATATAAGCAGCAACTTGAACATTTGCGTTTGTTGTATTACAAACATCTAATTCAATTAAAATTGACTTCTTATTTGCAGGGCATGTATATATTGTAATTGGTGTTGTTCCAATATCTCTTTGAAAACCATTTGTAAATACATTCGCCATTTGTTTATCCTAATGCTATTGTTATTGCTAAAGAAAATCCACGTGCTTCGTTTATTCCAGAAACCAAATCTGGTTGAGCATTATCAAGCAATGCTAGATCGCCAATGTAATCTTCTTGGTTATTTGTTTTTGTAATAACAGAATTAGTTTGAACACGCCATTGATCGAACGTGTTAGCCTGTGATACTGTTGCTACAACTGCTTGTTTTGCCATTGTTTATTTTCCTATTATTTGTTTTAAAATAGACTTAATTTCTGAAATATCATTCTTAAGACTATTTATTTCGTTTGCCATAGTGGTTTCACGAATACGACTTGCTTCTTCTAGTTTTTTATATTCTTCATAGTCAGAAACATTTGTATTAATTATTGCCTGAGAATTAAGATCTCTAACAAAATTTCTATGATCTGCAACTTTAATTGTTTTCATATGATTAACTATATGCAATAACTCTTAAATTTTTAACTTTTGGTACATAAACTGGATTTGTTGATTTAAATACCAATTTTATTTGTAAATTTTGAAATGGTGTAATATTTTCTAATGTAGCTGTTCTTTCTCTAAACACATCTAATGAGTCTTTAGAAGAAATAGGTAAAGTAATTTCATTAAATTTTAATTTATTTAGATCAACAGAATCACTCCAAGAACGATAGTATAATTTTAAATTTGTATCATTTGGTACATTAGCATCAAATAATATTTTAATATTTGAAGCAGGAGTAGCTAATGCTAATGTTCTTGTAATATAGTTTGCTAAATTTGTAGAACCAGTTGGAGCATAATCATCTACAAAAGCATCATATTGTTGTATTTTAAAGTTTGCTAATGTTTTACGAACAGCCATAGTTTGTGTTAAAGCTACTGTAGCATTTGCATTTAATGTAATTGAACCTGCAGCTACTGAAGCAACAGTACCAATTACTCTTTTCTCTAATCTTTGTGCTGTTCCACCATCTGGTGTCACTACTTCATATAATGTAGTTGATATAATTTTATCTCCAGCTGATATTACTGAAGTGTTATTTGCTGTTGATGTTATTGTAATACTGTTTGTTGCTGATGTTTGCGATCCTGATAAATTAAATTCTAATACATCATTAACAACATCTAAAAATATAGTATTTGATGTTGGAATATTTGTAAAAGGACTATCTAGTGTGACTGTCACTTTATTACCATCAGCAGAACCAGCATAACGATCTAAATTAAATTCTTCAACTACATTTGCAATCTTATAAGTTCCATCTAAAGCATTAGCATAAACGCCACTTAAAACCAATTCAGAACCAATTAGAGTATTTGCTAATAAATTATCAGCTGCATCAATCCATGTGACTAATTGTCCATTACCTTTAGCATTGTGTGATAATTCAACAACTGGTCTTGCTACTATTTTATAAGCAGCAGTAGTTTGTGCAGAAAGTGCATTTGCTGTTAAAACAATTGTTGTATTATTCGTAATTGAAGCAATTACTCCAATTGCAGTGTCACCAACTCTTAAGAAATCGCCAACTCTTCCTTCAGTGACAAATGATGTTCCTGTACCAGTGACTGTTGTTGAGTTTGTTGCTGATGTAATTGTTCCTGTTCCAGTTATAAATGTATCAGAATCTACGATTGTGTTATTAACTAATATATCTCTATTATCAACTCCAGGAACATTTAAGTTTGTTGAAGTTAAATTATCAACAGAATTCGATATAACAAATAAACCAATTTTTTGTAAATCTATTACAGGAGATAAATTAGCATTAAATGATTTTAATTTTGCTTTTATTCTTAAACTTGGTTTCTTTAACAATGGTGTATTTGATACGACAGTTTGGTTTTCATAAGATTTAACTATTTTTCTTCCTGTGAAGAAATAATTTTCATTTGCAATTAATGGAAGAGGATCAGTGGTCGCACCATCTTTATCTGAAGCAATTACTGTATAATCAATACTTGTATCTGTAAAGATTAAATCATTTGTTTTTAAATAAAGTGCATCAACATTCAATTGACGAGAGCAAAGTACATTTGTTCCACCAACATTACTCTTAACAAAGTTTGCTGTTGTTCCTGTAATTAAACTCTGTCCATTTGCATCTGTAGTTTGTAATTGTATCATAAAAGAATCTTTTGTTAATCCTTCAGCTAATACCAAGTGTGAACCATTTAATAAACTATGAGGAACACCATTCGCACCACTACCACCATATGTTCCTGTAGGAACTCCTGTGATAACTACTTTATCATTAAATGTGAATCCATGATTTCTAGCATTTACTCTTACATGTGGTGTATTCGGAGTAAATGTAAATGGATTTTCATCTAATTTAAATGTTAATGGTGGGTTTGCTTTTAATTCAACATCAGCAACAACACCTGTATTAAATACACAAGAATATAATTTAAATTTCATATCCAATAAAGGATTAATTTGATACTCTTGTGCGTTTTGTGATAGATATAATGAACCAGTTAATGGTTGTTGTGTTATAATATTTGTTGTAATTAAATCTTGCTGTCCCAATTCAGAAATAAATATTTTAGCTCCAGGTTCATCTGTTCTTACGACGATAGCATATGTTTCATTGTCTTGTAAATGAACAGGTGCTAAAAATTTAAAATTTGTTGCAACTGAACCATTTGAAGATTCATTTATTTCTTCTGGCATTTTTGTGACAGTTGTAAGTGGTATTATACGTGAAGAAGGGACGCCACTATTTGTCACTCTTAAGTCAACAAGAATTGGTCTTGATCCTCTTTCTTCAAAATATAAATCAACAGAAGAAACAAATATGCCACCTTTACCTGATACAACAAACGTTTGTGCTACAGGATCGTGTCCACCTCCTCCACCTCCATTTCCACCGCCACCTCCTGTATTATCTGGTGGAGGTGGTGGAAGAGTATAAAGAAGTCTAGTTGTTGTAGTTGTACGTCTTGCTGGCAATTCTTGAAACAATCTATCTTGTACAAATCTTACATCTCTTGAATTTACAATAGTTCTTTCTTTACTTAATGTTGTACCTGAAGCTATATAAGATGCTGTTCCTTTAGAATCATAATCTTTATCATTGTTCGTAATACTATCAATTAGTTTAAATGTTCTTTCACCTGTTCTAAATGCATTCTCTGGTATAAAGTAAACACCACAAATTGAACCATTATTATCAGTTCTTAAACTATTTCCTAATACTTTCATTGTAGGAGCAATTGAAGCATTAGATCCACTATTAATCTCAGTAATCGTCACTCTATTTCTCGCACCTGAACCAATATCAACTTCTCCTGTTAATTCATCACCAATTGCAAATCCATTTTTAATATTAATCATATGAATATTACGAACAGTTGATGAAGTTGAAATTCCTTCAAAGTTAGCTACTGCACTAGCTTGTAATCTTTGTAATTTTCCACCATCACCATTAGGATATACAGCTGTTGTATAAGAATCAAAAGCATCAATAATTGAACCATTAATATTTCCTAATGTTAATGTTGTTCCAGCAACTGCTAATACTTTAAATATTCTTAAATTTAATTGTTTTGCGTGATTGTTTCCTAATGTGACAATTGTAGAAGTCACATTGTTTTCAATTAAGTTTGAAACAACTTCTGGATTTACTCTTACATTATTAAAATTATATAAATGAACATGATGTCCTGCACGAATATCATTAGCACTTGATACAGTTAATGTAAATGATGTTGCACCACTAGCACTTGTAATATGATTAATAGTTTGAACTGTTGTAGCAGCAGGTAATGTATTTTTTAATACATCACCATATTGGAATGCTGGTTGAAATACTCCTTCAGAATCAGTTCTTGCTAATGAATCAGAAAGAACAGTTTGAATAGTTTGTTGAACGTTAAAATTTAAGTCTGCTGCACCAACAACTTTTGTTAATTTAAATACATCAGCTGGTATGATTGCTGTATCATCAATTCTAGCATTATCAAAAAATGCATAGAATTTAGTATCAGGTTTTAAATTTCTAGCGATAAAAGAAACTGGTCTTGGACGAATATAAGGTATGTATGAAATATCAACTACTCTATCTCCATAATTTACAGAATTAACACTATTTGATAAAGAAGTAGTTATACCATCTCTTGTTTGTGTTCCAGTTTGTGTTGTAATTGTTTCTTCAAATCCAGAATTCCCTGATTCATATGTTCTTACTTGATCTGTTGAACCAGTCCAGTTATATGACCACTCATTCCATTGTGTACCAAACACTCCAGCTTTTTCAGCTAAAAATCTAATTGCATCATAACCATTATCATCTGTGACTTGTAAATCTGGACGACGATCTATTTCTTTCCAAAAATCTCCTTCAGGTGTTAATTCTATTTCTCCTTTGAATGCACCAATCTTATATGGATTAACATCGATTGTTCTTGATGCATTTGGATTAAAAATAAATGATGTTTCAGTATATGGTAATGTAATTAAATCATTTGATCTTTGATACGATCTACTTGCTCTTTGTGGACCTGAATCTAAGTTTTCAATTATATCTAATGCTTCAGTGAAGTGCATAGGACGTAATTCTCTTGTAGCATTATCTACTGCTATACGATAATCTGGATGTTGAACATTTCCTACACCATGTCCTGTGAATTGATCCACTAAGAATCCATTTTTAAATCTATCTAAACCTGATGTTGCTGATTTAATACTAAATGCTGCTGTTTCTTTTTCTAATAAGCTTAAACTTGTATAATATTCTAAATTTGATATTCTTCTTTCTAAAAATCCTATATCACGCATTGTATATCTACGATTATCACGTTTGAATATAGCAACATCACTTGCTTTCTTAGTATATGCTGGTAAAAATACTGTTCCTAGAACCATACCTTGTTTTGGATCTTCAGGTTGTTTTGGAACAAATCCAGGAACACCTTTAATTACTGTAAAATTACCAATACTGTCTATAACAATTTTATCCCATCTTGGTAAATAATTAGCAATGCTTGTATTAAAATCTGTACCAATTTTTGGTATATTTGGTGCAAATGTATTTAATCCAGAAATAACTGGACGATAATCAATCACATCATGAAGAGGTATTGAGACAGTTGAACCATCTGAATTGGTCACTTTGAATTCTGGTATATCTTCATAATTGAGAGATGAATAGCTATCAGCACTGAAATAATTTCCTGTACCACTATAAGCAAAGTATTTGTAATTTACTCTAATTGCTCCAGTTGGTACACCAACACCATCTTTTAATACTAATGCACCTTTTTGATAATGTGTAGGTCTTTGACCTGAATCTAATGTAAATCTACTTGTAATATTAATAGCACCAGCTGAACTGAATGCTGAATAATTTCCTGGAGTCATTAACACTGAAACTATTTCACAAACATCAGCATGATCTAAAAGAATAGATTTACCAGTGACATTTAAAGCTGTTGTTATATCTTGTGTATAACTAGTTTTTGTTTTAATTTTTTCTCTAGCACTTATTCCTGTTTGTAATATACTTGTTAAAAGTGTATAGCTTCTTGCACCAGTTAAACCAGAAATAGTGACTGTTTTTCTATTTGCGTTATTATCAAATGCTATTGTAGCTGTTGTTAATGCTACAATTGTTTTTGCAACATTATCAAATAATGTATAGTTATTTAAATCAGCATCTGTTAAAAAGAATTCAGTAGATTCTGTTAAAGTATGTATCCAATCACCACCTGCAGTTGTTGTAGCAGTAATCATTCTTCTCACAGTTTGTGTAGATGAAAGAATTGTGTCTTGACCTGTAGCTGTATCTAATCCTCTTAATGTTTTTGTATTTTCTATTCCAGTTTGAAAAACGAGTGGTAAATATTCAGGATCGTAAATTATAGTATTACCACGTGCATAAACTACACCTGTGTAAGTTGCAGCAAAATTTCTATCAATTGTTAATGAAGTTGGTGAAGCTATTGCATCTACAAATCCTACAAATGTATTTGATGTTGTTAAAACTACAGCATCTCCTATTTTAAATTCATCTTGAAATCTTGTTCCAATACCTGTAAGAGTAGCAGATCCTGAAGTTCCTGATACTTGACCAATTAAAGACTTTGGTGCAATAACTTGATCTACTTCAGCATAAAACCCAATTGGATTTGTTGCTCCAACATCAGAGATCCATTTGACATCTCTCTCAAAGTTATATCCTGATTCTAATTTTAAATCAAAGAAAGAAAGTTTATATTTTGGTGTTCCAGTATAATCTGAAGAATGTAATTGGAAAGAACGAATTCTTGCTGTTCCGAGTAAACCTGTTTTATTTAAATTTGTAGTTGTCCCAATAGTGACACCACCTATATGATTGTCAATACCAGCCCATAGGTAAACTAATCCAAAAGTATTTACAGGAGGAAGACCTTGCACTGCTGAAACAATTATATTATTTCCTACAGTTGTTCCGATTGGTTGATCGTCAAGACGAGAAATGTGTCCACCTTCAACATTACCAACAGGTCTTGCTTTATCTACATCTAAAAATTTAGTTAAAATTGATTCTACTTCATATCCATCAATGTAAGCTTTTCCTGGATCTATTGCAAGTGCTATTTTATTTGCATCACCATATTTGGTGCCAGAAACTGGAATTGCAGGTGTTGCAGGATATACTCCATTATTAGTTCCAGTAATTAAATGCTCTCTTGGTGCAAGAACAAATTTATTTACTTCATAAGAACCTGATTCATCAAATGTTCTTCGAGCAAAAGTTTTTTCTAATTCAGCATAAGATGTTTTATCAACTTTATGTAATAATCTGCCATCTTTTAAACGTAATAATTCTATAAATTTAATTGTATCTGTAGTATTTAATTCTAATCGTTTTAATCCAACTGACACTTTATAACGATGTGCTCCTGGAGCAGCATAGTTATTTGAACCTTGTGCGTTATCATTTAATGAAGCATCTTGTTCTGGTGTGACTACACTTTCTGTGACTTCAAATCCAACACGAGCAGTGACATTATTGATAAATCTACCAACATATAAATGTAATTCAGGATTCTTTACAAAGAAACCATCAATGTAATATATTCCTTCTTTAACTTCAACAACTGTTGCAAGCCCTAATACATCGCTTGATGGATTATTTGTATATGTAGTTGCTGCTTGTCCACTATCTCCAAAACTTTTTATTTTTACAGATATATCACTTACTTGATTTGTAGTTAATCGATAGTTTTTTGCTGTTGTGTTATCAGCTGCAAAAGCTGTTATTGTTTCTCCTGGAATAAATCTTTTTGTAATTCCATCATCAGCTGTATCTGTGACTTTATAATAAAGAGTAGCAACTGAACTATCTCCTGGAACCATACAATTACATTCAGATGTATCATTAACTACAGCTTTGACACCTGATGTTGCTCCTGTAATTATTTTATCTCTGAATTGAGTTAGATAAGAAGTGACATTAGTGTTTCCAAATAGATCTTCTAATTTTGCAAAGTGAACTTTTGAGTCAAAATTAACTTCTCCTGGAACAACCATTGCTCCATTTTTGAAGAAATGATCTCCAAAACGTTTAATTTGATTTTGTAGGATTGTTTGAAGTTGGGTTAATTCACGTGCTTGAACTGCATATCCTGGACGAAACAATACTCGAAGGAATTGTTTCGACTCATTGAAGTCATCAAAATATGGAGTGACGTTAAAATTAATACTCATGTTATTCTATTTAAATTTAGTAAGAAACAAATTCTTACATTTCAACTATAATCTTAATATCTTCGATTTGGTCAATCGCACGATTAATAGGTCTTCTATTTTCTACATATATAACATCACCACTGTCTGCTTGTATTTCTGGATTTGTTAAAGCACCAGAAGTGAATGTCACAGCTGTTGGTGTGACGCCATCAGCAGCAAACATTGTAATTGTTTCTCCTGATTGAAAAGCTGCTCCAGCAATGTTATCAGTTCTTTCTTGTATGTATCGAATAGTTGTACCAGCAGTATCAATACTTATAATTCTTCCATAAGCATTAGAAGTTCCACCTCTAATTATTCTATCAACTAAAAGTACACCATTAAGAGCAGAATATGCCATTGCTTTAGATGCTGTTCTTGTTGAAAGAGTAGCTACAGTAGATGATCCAAAATTAAATGGATCTCTTATAAGTGTGATTCTTCGATAGTCATTATCAACTGGGAAGTCGCCTGACCCATCGTTGTATTCTAATCTAACGTTCATCATAACATAAAATCCACCAAGTTCTTTTATAGCATCAATACCATGTCCACCTTTTGGAGATATGATTACTGTTGCTGCAGCATTTGCACCACCACCACCTGTGAATGTCGCAGTAGCATAAGTGTATCCTGAACCACCAGATGTTATAGAGATTGATGTAATAGTATTTGTACCAGCATCACGCACAGCAGTTGCTGTAGCACCTGTACCATCACCTGTGATTGTCACAGTTGGAACTGATGAATATCCTGAACCAACATTTGTCATTACTATGTTGTCAATTCTTCCGTCGACGGCAGCTTGCTCAACAAGATATTGACTGTAGTATGCATCTGTGACTCCAGGATTTGTAATGAGTTGTTTAACTGGAATGAAATCTGTAGAAACGAATTTCAAAACGTTAGCAGGAGAAACTGTAAACATATATTTCCACGAATAGCCATCAGCTGTTGAAAATATAGAAGTACCAGTTCCTGTAGGTTTAATTGTACTTGCTATAAGTGCACCTTGTGAATTTCTATTTTTGATTACTTTATAAACGTTATATTCATCTGTGATTATGAAAAAGTTTGCATCAAATAACGTTGCTGGAGTTGTTGCTCCACCAGAGTTAATATTTACACCAGCAGTGACACCATTATAATCATGACGATAAATGTCATAATATTTTCCTGATGTCCAGTCTCTTCTTGGAATTGATAATATTACATCTGATGCTTGTACTCGCTTTAATGCGATCATATCATCCCAGTAATATAATTCGTCGCCGACTGTGTCTTTTGGTGTGTCTGGTAAATTGTCGTCAGCCCAAGATTGTGGACGTCCGATACCCAGATAAATTGAAGTAGGGGATGCTTCATCGAATCCCTCTAAAAATGATTGCGCATTATGAATGCGGAATTTATTTGATATAATTGCTGCCATGATTCTTTCCTATTTGTTTTAAGTATATAGGTCGAATAATAAGTTATTATTATCCCAACCATAAATTGTAGCGTCCATTTCTACACTGTCCGCATCCATTGTAAATGTATCGTCAAACGTAAATCTCACATCGTCTGTAGAGAATCTTAAAGCTGATGCTGGAAGTCTCACGATACCAATTTCTGATTCTATTGCAAAATTGACTTTCTTATATGGATTATTTAGTATTTCCAAACAAGTTATGTTTGAAAAATCCTTAATTTGTGTGTTTCCAAAAACCCAATAATTAAAATTAGGATTTGGATAAGTGTTAATAACACCATATGTCTCTGTGGTAAATGCAGGTGTTCCTGTAAGGTTTGCAAATTTGGTACCAGAAACACTTGGTTTATGAGTAAATTTAAATCTTTCTAAATCTACTAAATTAGTTCCAGCTCTTCTTGCACTACCATCGAAAGCAGGAGTTGATATTTCAAGCAAAGTTATTGA